ATTTTTGCGCTTCGTTATGGTCGTATACCGCCTGATTGTAAGAGGCTGCCGTCTGGTTGATGCCCCAGAGTTCGGGGTTGCCGACAGGTGACATCATCACCAGTTGATTAAGGATCCGAATGCCGACCGCTCGTACGACTGCTTCCTGATTCGCTATTGGGGTGATCGTTATCTGCTGATTTGTCCGGTTCGCCATTTGCCGCCCAGATTTGCTGCTCGAGGCTTTCGGTGTAAACCGGGCAGTTCTGAACGTTCACCAGATAGCGGCGCTCGCCGTTGGCGTTACAGAACATAGCATTCATCGAGTTGATGCGGTCTTTAACCGGCGGGTTGGCATCATCTACAATGACGCTGAATCCGGCATCGTTGAGCTGAGCAATATCGGTCTTGCTGGCGTTCTGGGATTTGCGTGAGTCCCCTGATGCATCCGGATAGATGTAAATCTCCCGGTTTTTAACGTAGCGACCATCCTCGTAGCGCCAGAACTCTTCCTGAATGCGCTTAATCATCGCCGGCGTGTCATAGACCTTGACCAGCTCACGAACCGCACGCGGCAGGCCATTACGCTTAACGTGAACAATCGCGGCCATTTTTCCCACGTTGAAGTCCATACCAATGAACAGCGGATCCCCATCCTGAATCTCGTCAGAACAGTTATTTAGCTTACGGTTGAAGGTGTGGTAAATGGTCCCGCTGTTAAGGTTGGTGAACTTCCCGCGCAGATAGGCCTGAATCAGTTCGTCAGGGTAAGAGCTCAGCAGCGATGGGATGTAATCAGGCGGTAGATTCTTCACATTGTCGAACGTGCTGGCCTGGATCAGTCCGTATAGAGCCGCAAGCTCTGGCTTTTCACGTACCGCCTTCACGAACTGCTGGTAGACGAACTTGAACCCTTCTGGCGTTGTCGTTACATCGATGCCATTACGTAGCCCATCAACCTTGTAACGCATACGGGCGATGATTTTTCGCCAGGCCTGCTGTGCTTTGGCCGCCGCCATGACATCCAGCTCATCCACCATCGCGTTACCGATTTTGAAACCAACTATCGAGCCGGGCTTCTCCATCGAGCGGCATATTGTCGTCCCGCGGTACCGTCGCCCCTCGTAGAAGTGAACCTCTTTGTTCCCCTCGTTGATTTTGACGCTCAGCCCCCAGTCAAAGGCCACTTCCTCAATCGTCGGGTAGAAGATGTCACGAATTTGCGGGTACGTTGGCGCGAAGTAGCCCTGGTTAATCTTCGGGTGTTCCCACATCCCCTTACAGATGCCGCCACAGCCCACCCATGTCTTACCGGAACCAAACCCGGCAACGTAGGCTTTGAATTTATGCTGCATCGCGAGGAAGCGCGCCTGAGGAATGTTAAGTGTCGGGCTGATCCCCATCGTCTGCCCTCGCATCCACTACGTTGATATTGATCTGCACTGGGGTTGGCTCGTCGTCGTCACCATCACCCGCAAGCTCTTTACGGAGTTTCTCAACCTCCAGTTGTCGGTGTTCGATTTCAATCTGCTGCAGGCGCTGCGCGAATTCGCTATCGGCCAGGCCGAGTCGTTTCATTACCGCTTCGAACATTCTTTCACGGCTGATTGCTGTGATTTCGACGCCATTTTTGCCGACCTTCACACCGGAGTAAGCGAGCCGAGAAGCTGCCGGGAGTTTGCGCATATCGGGGAAATAAGGCTGGCCAATGCCGTCGCCATTGCAGCGCGGGCATTCTGGATTGGGCTCTCGGGTGTGGTCGTAGCCATAGCCGCCTGTGTCTTCTGGTTCACGTCTGTCACGCTCAGCAGCCTCGAGTCTTTTCTCTTCGAACTCCACTGCATCACGCCACTGGTAGTGGTGACCGAAACCCCAGCAATAACGGCACGCGCCGCGGCGGTATTGTGAGAGTTGGTTTGCATCGAAGGTGGCAAGCTGCCACATCTGAGCGAGGACTTCGTCGGCACTGCCAAGCGTGCGCACAATGGACGCTTTTTGCTGCTGCGCAATAGCCTGCGCAACGTTAGGATTCGCTATGAGCTGACGACCGTAGTTTGGGTCACTATAACCAGCACGTGCAGCGGCAGCGGTGGCGTTGTTGTCCTTCAGGTACTCCGCGACAAATAAGCGCTGCTGAGCGGTAAGTCCATCATCATCCACCAGCTCATTTGCGCTTTTATCTTTCTGCGCAGGTTTTTGCGCAGTTTGCGCAGAAGATTTTTTGATATATCGACGGGCGGTAGCGTAGTTCAGTCCCTGCGCTTCACACCATTCCTTTGGTGATACGCCGGTTGCGGCATGTTCGGACAGGAACCGTTGCTGAAGCTCGCCCCAGTCCGGTTTTGCCATATTTACTCCTATAAAAAACCGCCCTTAGGCGGTTAGATATCATTAGTGGATGCTATTTCTTTAAGGCTGTTTGGATCGCGTCAGCTAGCTTTTCAATGTAATTGCTTGCCTGTTCCAAATCGCTGTGCATAACGCCACTGCCTGAATTGGCAGAAGCCTTTGCAATTTCAAGCGCGGCCTGAACTGCAAGCAAGCGTTGCTTGTCTTTTGTCATTGGATTATTGCCAAAATAACCATCTAACATTATTTTCTCCTTTTCCCACAGCCAATCTGTGGTAATGAGGATGTGGGGGATAATGTCAAGATTTCAAATAATTTTTCCATTATCACGCCCACCAGCAAGTGAGATTTGTAATGGTTGCCACTTCCCGGAGTGGCAACGCTCATGCCCTTGAGTTGCTATCGCTTGATCGCCGCTTATAACCGGTGCGCGTCTGGCGTTAGCGCTGCTTTACCGGAGCTTGTTTTGATATAGAACCCTTGCCCCATCACTACACAGGCTCGCACACTGGCGACTCAGGGAAGCATCATGACTGCTGCATTGCGTTTCGGCTGCGGACTATCCGCTTCAGTGCTTAATGGGCTTATCCTCATGTGGGAAAATCATTGTCGTTATCCCTTATCATGGATGTTACCCTAACGATGGATCTCTCCGGGTGGATTGCAATACTATGCTAACCTTGAAAAAACCATGGAGGTGACATGTTTTCCTTTCTCAATACATTTAAGCGGCTCATAAGTAAGCGGCAGGAAGCTCCAACCACTCAGCCGGAGTATTCAAATGAACAGCTTTTGCAATGGGCCACAGGATGCATGCTAGAGGGTTTACCCGACACGTTTTACGAAGCGAGAATTACCTGTTTTCGGAGTGTTGACTATGACGGGCGTACAGCAATTGCAGCTATACATGACTTCAAGTTAACTAGTGAAAGCGAATATATCTCTTTCACTCCACCAGATGGCCTTTACGCCACACACTGCATAGAGAAAGTTCTTAACGAAGAAAACTGGCGTGAAGCCACTATAACCTTTACCCCACAAACGACACGATTCATGTGGCAATAAAAAACCGCCCGAAGGCGGCCTTCACGACGCTTTAAACAAGCATCTCTTTAATATGCGTCTCGCACTCACTTTCTAACTGCGGTATGTCTGGGCCATTTAGGCGAATATACCCATCAATTTTCACCCAAACATAGCGGTCACCTAAGTTTCTTGAGTCTAAATCGGTACTCATTTTAACTTCAGTGTAAAGGACCGCAAAAGGCGGATTACCATCCAAATCGATATAGATTTCATATTTAAATGAGTTCAATGTCTTTGCGCTGACGAATCTTAAAGTACTTACCAGTTTAGTACGTTCCATGTTTACTCCTTATGTTGGAGAAAACATCATACTTATAGTTAGTTAGCTTTCAAAATGCTGATTCGTGTATCAAGTCTTGAATTCTCTATTTTCCTTATACCAGCCTTATCCAGATTGCACTGACCCAGCGCAGTGTAGAGCTGAGCGTTTAACTCCAGACTTGCCTGCCACGTGAACGGAACTACCATTCCTGGGATCGGTGTGTATGCGGTCAGGTCAGCGCTTATCGGCACTACCGGGGCCGGGACGTAGACTGTCTGCATATTCCCGCAGCCTGTCAGCAGCGGCAGAAGGAACAAGCTGGTTAGCACACGGATCCCTTTCAAGCGCCTGCCGGATGTAGACAATTCGCGTCTCGCCCTTTTTGGCCAGGTCATTCTTTGCATTCTGGGTTGCCTGTGAAATGTCACGGATTAGGTTCATCGTGGTGATCACGTTATTGGTGATTGCCTCTGATCTGTCTGCCCGGACCGTTGCCTTATCGCGCTGGTCTTTGTAGGTGATAGCGTTTCCGCGATAGTAGTTAATCGCCCAGACCATGGAAACCAGCAGGCAGATAACGGCAGCGCAGATGATGGCTGTTATTCGACTCATTTCTGGCCCCACTCGCAGACTTCGCACTCAATCTCGCGCCGGGTGATAAGCCCCTTCCACTGTTTGCCACCGGCATACGTCCAGCGTTGCAGTTCTATGCATGCACCCGGAACATCGCCGGCATTAAGTTTTTTCAGTAACGTCGATCTGCTAAATGCTCCGGTTCACACGTTGTATGTGAAAGAGTAAAGCGCGGCGCGGGTTGGCTCAGGGATGTGAACATTGATCAGCGGGTCAATGGCGTTTGCTACTTGTTGCAAATCAGACTGCAGCAAAGCGTCACATTCTTTATCTGTGTAGCGGTGACCGCGGCGAACGTCAGCGCCGGTGTGGCCATCGCAAACAGTCCAGACGCCGACCACATCCTGATAGGCGTAATAACGCCGCCCTTCCAGCCCATCCGCATTACCCAGCATGACAGCTGCAATAGAAATTGCACTGGATCCGCCAACAATGGCACCCACCAGCTTATTCCTGAGTGTCGGGTTCATCTCGGCTCCTGCTGCGGCGGTTGTCTTCGCGGATTTTGAAATAGAGATTCGTCAGATACGTCAGTACAGCGATGATGATGCCCACCAGCACGCCGATAGCGTTCCACTGCTCGGGACTGTAGGCATTCAGCATGCCGTTTAGGATGCTACCGGCTGAAGCGCCGTAAGCAGCGCCGGTGGTTAGTTTGTCCATGCGATACATACTCTCACCTCGCGTAGTTAGCGGGTGCTGTGTGTTTGAAAAGGGTCAGTCCGTCGGGACGATTTAACAAGAAGGCGTGTCGATGATGGTTCCTGAAGCCTGAAATTAAAAAGCCAGCGACAGGCTGGCAATGTGAGGGTAAGGCAATGAACAGGATATTATTTAGAACCAAGCGACCTAGAAGCTAGCTAAACAGATGGCATTTGTGTAAAACGATGACATCAATCAGCAGGTGTTCATCGTGAAATACATTCGGTTAATTTTAAGGCTCATAACAGTATCACTTTATGTGTTTCTGGTTGTTTTTGGCTCTGGATTTGTAGGTTCGAGTACAGCCAATGCAATTAATCTTGAAACACTTAACCTAAATTACTCATTAATCGCAAAGGACTCGGCGGTATACGCACTCTGCGCAACTGGTGCGACATTAGTTGTTCCACCTGTCCTATATTTAATCCAATATTATGTCTGGCCGGTGTTGAAGTTTATCGGCTTGAAGATTCGCTTCTTCTTCCATGGATACTAAAAGGCTCGCAGCTGGCGAAGCATCGCTTATTTTTTCCGTTACAGCGCTAGCTCTTCAATAATTCATAAATCGCCAGAAGCAAAAAGCCCCACGGGGTTAACCGCAGGGCTTTAAACGAAGGCAACAACCCATCGTTAGAGCAAAATTACCACAGTTTCGGGAAAAGTAAATAGCTCACGATAAATTCACGCCCTATTTTGTAATTTGCTTAAGCTGCGTTTCAGCCCAAGCCTCTTCGATATCAAACTTGGTGATGAGCTGGTCGTAGAATGGCTTAACAGACTTCTTCCAGGTATCGAGGCTGATTGAATCCGTTATCTGACACACCGCGGCGTAAGCCTCAGTGGAAGGAATTCGTTCATATCCACGACCACTGCAGCGCTTGCAATCAGCGAGTACCGGAACGCCCTGCTGTTCTGTAAGAGCCTGATTGATGGCTTTCCCACGTCCATGACAATCTCTACAGGCGCAACTGACAACCTTCTTCCCCTTACACTGCGGGCAGATAACGCGCGCTACTTCCCTGACCTCTCTTCGCACCTCATACTCAGAAGGACGAATATCCTCGACACCCATGTGCAAAGACATCTTCAAGAACTTCTTCTCTTTTGTCGGCGTGTGAGACTTCATGCTGAAAACCTCAGCGTCGATAAACCCTTCCCCGTTGCAGCCATCGCACTGCTTCACACTTGCGGCGCTGCGGGAATAGTCCTCGAACGCGAAAGTGGCCAGCTGGTGCATCACCATTGATTTAACCTCTGGATCCAGTTTGCGAAGCGCCGCCACCCGATCGCACTTGGTCAGCGCGTACTGCGCCAACAACTTAATCGCCCTCTCTCGGTCATTGTTGCTGATACCCATCTTCCCGAGAAAGGCGCTGTAACCCATGGCGGCCCGTTCCTGCGTCATGCCCATAGCGGCCATGATATCCGTTCCGGTTAATGAGTCTGACGCCGTTGCGCGCGGAGAGTCGTTAATCATTGTCGATTTGGCGAAGTGATATTTGAGGGTGTTTTCAAGATTCATGCGGTCTCCAGCTCAGTGATGGTGAGTTCTAACTTTCCGCCTTTAACGACAGGCATTTTCACAACGCGATAGTCGACAACCTGGCAGTCATCCAGCCAGAATCCCGCCTTGGTTAAAGCGTCGAATGCAGCTTTCTGCAGGTTATCCAGATCGCGCCGCCGGCGGTCGGGCATGTGACAATCAATTCGGATTTTGAGTGGTGCAGTTGTCCGAATATTAAGCCGGGCGCTTCGAATGAGACTGGCGACCGCATAGCGATACGCGACGCCATCAGCGCTAATGTGCGTGCGCCCGCGGTTGTGCCGGTAATACCGGTTATTGCTCGGCGGCCAGGGCAAAGTGAATTGATATGTCTTCACGCTCACCCCCACATCCGGTTTCGCCAGCGACTGTCCGGGCGGGCTGGTGTATTTGAGGTCGGCAGGAATGCACTGACAGTCCAGGTCACGTAATCCTGGTTTAGGCTGCGCTCAACGCGCACGCCGCGCGCAGTGTAACGCTTAACTAGTTCGTCGGCCTGTTCGGTGCTGCAATCGGTGTGGTGGAACCAGGTCTTCTTCATTCCATCACCCCGCAAAGCCAAGCAGCTGTGCGGCGACATTTTCTGCCTCGTCACGACTACGGAATGAACGCGACAGGACCCAGCGCCAAAGAACATCGAGAGCAGCTTTATAGAGCTGCTGGAACTCGAACTCGTCCATGTTGGCAAATGAGATGCTACGAGGATGCTTTTTGAGTGTTCCGTCAGGTAGCTGAATGGCATCAAAGTGCCCTGCCTCGACGATCACCCAGGAGCGGTAAGCATCGAAGGATTTGCACAGGCTAATACCATTCGTGACGCGCCGGTAAGCCACCTGCTCAAGATACTGCTCAGCAGCATCGATCAGCGCCCCCTCATTCCCGCCATAAGAAGCCAGGAATTTTGCGTAGCCGGTAATCAACTTCCGCTCGTTACTCGAGATAGCCCCCCGGTTGGTTCCCAGTATTCAAAACCGAGATTGAGAAGCGCGAAAAAGCGCCGGTGGAATGCAGGATTTCGTACCCGCCTGAACTCGGCGACAAGAACATCGCCGAGCCGGGTTTTGGATTGCAGGATATCGCTGGTCTCGGGCGTAGCCGGGATCAGTATTCCTGAGTGGTGTTTGATAAGTTGTAATTCGAGCGCCATGGTTCTCTCCGTGGCGCATCGTAGTCAGGTTCTGGCAGTTCAGACCAATAAGTGGATTATGCAAGAAGCATGTTGAAGCGGTCAATTCTTTGAAATCATTTCCCGAATCATTTCTTGCAACATAACGCGAGACCAATAATGCTCATGTTTCCCTAGCTTCCGGTGAGTGATCATCCCCTCACAGGACGACAGTACACAACGCTCATTACAGTTAATGTTGAAAGAATATACTTCGCGGCCAGTCTCATCTGTAATAGTCGCTTTAAATTCTCCCACTGGAGTTGATTCAAAGGCACCCACAACATTTCCTCCTTAGCGACATTTAAATGCATTAAAAAAGCCGAAAGACATTACAGAAGCATGTTTTATCAAGATGTTGCGCCCATGAGCCGTACCAGTGAATAAATGCACTCGTCTGCCTTCTATCATGACTTTTGAAGTTTTTCTTCGTTGTGCTTATGATCGGATTTGTGAACACAATGGGTGATGAAACCAACGGAACCTTCTAAGCGTATGTACAGGATATATGCGGGATAGTTGTGCGTGAGGCACTTTACTAGTTGCTTTTCTAAGGTAGGTATAGCCCAGTAAAGTAGTGTATTGCCGCGGTCGTTCATAAGTTCTACTCTCATCATTCCTCCTCATCGCAATAACTGTATCTATATACAGTACCAGTATTCATTGGAAATTCTGTGAATGCAACCAAAAAGGAACGTCAAAATTTTAGAGCCAGCAGAAGTAAACAGCACCCAGATGGTTGTTTTTACAAGACTTACATAGTCTTTAACGTCTAGTTCGTCACATGCAGTACTATGAACTATATGATTTATGTACCGATATGACCGTTATGGACTTAGCGAACAAGTATGATGTCCTAGAAAATTTGCGATTTTAAACATATCATAGGCTTACAAAGATGTTGTACATAGCCATAACTTATTGGTTTAAAAGAATATATAGGTTTGAAAGTGCAATTACTGAGCTTGTTTTGTGGTGCTGGTGGGCTGGATTTAGGGTTCCATCAAGCTGGTTTTGATATTCGAGTGGCAATCGACGTCTCTGAGGCGGCAGTCATGACTCATCGGCATAACTTTAGTAGTACAACATCTCTGAATATGGACCTTCTTGAGATGGGCGTGGAGGGTATGATTAAATTATGTCAACAATACTTTTCGCCAAAACAAACGATTGGTATAATTGGTGGCCCACCCTGCCAAGGATTTTCTCGTGGCAATATCAAATCCCATATTAATGACCCTAGAAATAAACTTGCAACTTTATATATAGAATTCATTGCAGCTTTGAATAAAATATTTGATGTAAAGTTTGTTGTTTTTGAGAATGTTATGGGCTTGAAAGATAAAAAACATTTCCCAACGTATCAATTAATAACAAAACGTTTAAGTGATAATGGGTTTGATGTTTTTGAAAATGAACTTAATGCAGTTGATTTTGGCGTAGCTCAAGAAAGAAAGAGAGTTATTTTGATTGCCGTTAAACAGAATGGATATTATAGCGACATTGAAATAATTAAGAATTCTGGTGAAATCAAAACTGTACGAGATTTTATTTCAGAACTTCCTGAGCCAAGTTTTTACAGGAAAAAAATCAAACCCGAGGATATTGTCTATCACCCTAACCACTGGACTATGGTTCCGAAATCTGAAAAATTCAAAAATCCTGAATTGCTCGCTAATAAAACAAGGAGTTTTAGAACCATTAATTGGGATAAGCCAAGTCCGACTATAGCATATGGAAATCGAGAAATTTACGTGCATCCCAATAAGAGTCGCAGGCTATCAATTTTTGAATCTATGCTTTTACAGGGTTTTCCCAAAGACTTTGTTTTAAAAGGAACATTATCACAACAAGTCACGCAGGTTTCGAATGCAGTGCCGCCACCAATGGCTAAACAAATAGCTCTCTCAATAAAAAAATCCATTAGAGGATGACATGAAAATATCGTTAAAAGATGAATATGAAATTGCTAATAGCATACGCGAAAACAGAGAAGTTGTTGAAACGGCGTTATTGACAACGGATGAAAAAGTGATCGCCAGGGTAACTGATGGTATTTATAGGCAACCCGGTTCGGCGATAAGGGAACTCATCTCAAATGCTTATGATGCAGATGCAACTGAAGTTAGAATCAGAACAGATGAACCTCGTTTTAACTCAATGACCATTGAAGATAATGGCAATGGTATGAGTCCGGAAACATTGACTCGAGTCATGAATCACATCGGCGGCAGTTCCAAGAGAAATCAGATAGGCGCCAATTATGGAATAACAGATACAGAAAATTATAACTTAAGTCCAGGAGGACGTCATCTTATAGGAAAGATTGGGATAGGACTTTTTTCTGTATCACAATTAACACAGTCTTTTCAAATCATAACAAAAAAAGAAGGTGACAATTTTAGAACTATTGCGAATGTTACTTTAAAGCAATATTCCGAGAAGATGTCAGAAACTGTTGATGATAAAAACAACACATATGAATCAGGCACTTACAAGATATGGACGGAAAACGCTGAAGATGTTGATACGCATGGTACAACAATTGTATTAAATAAAATCAGACCACAAACCAAAGAGACACTTTCTAGTTTAAGCATTTGGGAAGGTCTCGCCACAAGTAAAGCTGATGCCGATAATTTAGAAATAGAGGATATTAAACGTCCAAAATATCATATCGGTTTATTAAAAGATAATGAACATTTGCAGTTACTCGCCGATGATGACAAAGTCAGAACATTACCTTGGCAAGATAGTGACTCTCCAGAAGAAGCATTTAAAAAGTTAGTAATGTGCGTTTGGGAAGAGTCAAAACCCACAAATCCTAATCCTAAAATTACAGATCTTTTTGACTATTACCTCAAAATGATTTGGGATTTAGCACTTAGCATTCCCACCGATTATGTTGAGAAAGATATTTTCGAACTTCCTTACGACGATCAATTTTATGCTTATAAAATATCAAATGTTTTTAAGGGGGGGCAAGCAAGTGAAATCAATATACAAAAAGGTGAGAGTTTAAATGCCTATCTTGATTTACAACATGAAAAAAAAACAGATTGCTTTAATGTCTATATTGATAAGGTGAAACTATCGAGGCCTGTGATTTTTGAAAACCTCCCTTACACCGCAAATGCAATAACAAAACCCATGGTATTTATAGGTGACTTTGAGGAGAAATTTGAAAATTATTCTGATTCAGTCACGGGTGGTCCATTAAAGTTTAAAGCGTATTTAATTTGGAACTCAAAGATATGCCCAACAGAACATCAAGGCTCTTTAATTCGTATACATAATGCGAGTGGGACGCTTTATGATGATAGTTTTATGAAATATCAGGTTCAGGAAAACACTAGAAAAAAACAAGTTACCTGTGAAATTTTTGTAGAGCAAGGCCTTGATAGTGCTCTTAATATTGATCGCGAGTCATACAATTTTTCCCATCCACATGTAGTAATACTAACCAAATGGCTGCATAGTGCGTTTCGTCAGCTTACAAATGCCAATAAACAGCTTGCAAAAAAATTAAGGGAAAATAACAGGGAAAATAAAAGCTCCGAAATCAAAAGTCAAATAAGTAACATTGTTGAAAACGCATGGGCGCGCTCTGATAAAGACATTGCTACCATTCCACCCAAAATCGAAATTATCGAAACTGAAGAACAAAAAGCAACAGTTGATAACCGCAATAGTTACATAGTTGATTTTACTGGAATAAAATCAGATATCTCAATTACTAAGAATTTTAGAGAACGCAGAAAAGCAACTCTAAGTGATGATAAAATCAAAGCTATCACTTCTATTTTAGCTAGTTATGGGGTACTTGAATCATTATCACCTAATAAAAGGAATGCCATGATACATGCCATTTATGAGGTAATTATTGCGGAGGGAGAGTTATAATGTCCGGAAACAATTTTATCGATGACATGTTTGAAGGTATCCAAGAATCTCCAGAAGGAAGAATCATTAAGAACAATTTCTTCCCTTGGCATAACCCAAGAAAACATCTAGTTCGCATCGAACAATGGGTTCATTACATTTCCCGCTACTTAAAAAAACCTTTAAAAGGGGCAACGCAGTTAAAATATTTTAGTCTTCCAGGTGATGATCTATTAGATATTAGAACAATCCATGATGAAATATGCTTAAAAAACAAAATCACATTGCGTTTCCTCGGGTTCAATGATCATACTAGTGAAATATCTCGTGAACAAAACGCAAACTTATCGTTGGCTGAGGTGCGCAGCCTCCCTTATATTGATAAATCCTCCCAATATCATGACAACGACATATTAAATATCACATCTAAAGAATCATTAGTCTATCAAAGGTTTAAAGAATTCGGTGATTTTGACATAGTTAACCTCGATTTCTGCGGAAGTATTACAAGGCACAAGCCTGCAAATAAAGAAGCTAATCATTACAACTTTTTAAGTAAAATAATTCAACTACAAAATCATCGGGATAGACCTTGGATCATGTTTTTGACAACTAGGGTAGGAAACGATCATATTCACAAAGATACATTGGAAATTTTAAAAAGATGCTTCTTACAAAACCTAAGTGATGAGGAGTTCAAGCGAAGTTCTGAAGAGCATTTCAGCGTTTCGGACAGTGACAGCTTACAAGACAAGCTAAATACTGATGAGTTCTTTAGAAAAATAATTTCCACCTCTTTCTGTAAATGGTTGCTAACCTATTCTTTAAACTTAACACCTAAAACAACTATGAAAGTTTTAGACGTAATGGAATATAAGGTTTCACCAGAGTCTAATACGCCGGACATGTTGTCTTTTGCTTTAATGTTTACTCCTCATCATGACCAAATAACGGATCCCAATGGATTAGCAGTATCTGTGGCAAAAGTTGAAAAATTTCGCGAACCTACAATTGCTTCGTACTATATAAGTAAGATGATAAAGGCCACAGATTGCGATAAATATATGAAAGAAGATCAAGACAAAAAAGAAAAAATGATTCAACTCAGCATGGCTCTTCTCAAAACAGCCCGTTATGATGTAAGTACATATAGGGATTTCTTTCAGTAGTTGTTTAATGCTAAGGGGGACACGTCCCCCTTCAAATTTTATATGTGTGCCATTAGTTATAGCTCTACATTTTAAACAAATACTCATTTCATCTTGATGTAATTATCTGTACTCAAGATCATAATCGGCGTTACCTTGCTCTTGGCTTACGTAACCTGGTAACCCACAGCCACCAACTCATGTTGTTCAGTGAATCGTTTATACCCGAGTACTCCCAAAATTTAGTGCACCTGTCAGTCATGCAAGTCTTGGCGGCAAATGTTTTCACTGCACGGTCGTTTAAACTGCTCTGCCAGCACCAGACGCATTGGCTTAATTCGCGTTACACTACCCGGCAGCATGATAAATAAAGGATGCCGTGGCTGGCCACCATCCTTTACAACACCAGCAGAAACTAGGTGCAACAGTGAGCTACACGTCTTATTGCTTTAGCACCCCAACAGGCGACAAACCTGACGCGGAGTGAACTCGCCGCTGTGCTGAATGACGCGGATTATGTTCCATAGATTGTTGCTGGCTATTTCATGCCCTCCCCGCTGTTTTACGTTGCTCGTACTGAGCCTTGAGAATCTGAGCAGGCGTTGGCCCGTTTGCTTGTGCTGGCGCAGCGAGTACGCGGCGAACAGGCGGGATAGGCTTTCCTTCAGAAACGCGCTGCTCCCACCCGGACAAGCATTTTGCGGCCGCCTGATGCAGTTCCTTTTCTGTCATCTGGCGATCGGTGCTCTGGCGACGAAGCTCAATGCAGATATGATATGATAAAGAACTGGTACTGACCATGGGTATGGTTCGCTGCACGGGTATCGAAACACCAGCTTCCGCCAGTTACAGTATTCAGCCATCACGTCAGCGGAAGTGATCCCCAGCACGCAGCGACCTTCCCTGCACCACTTGATGAACTGGCCTGGCGAGGGCAGAAATGGACGCTCCTGACGGCGTACCTGGCGCATCCCGGCTTCAACTTGGTCCAGGGTGGTGATACCGTTTTCTTTGAAGGCCAGCACCCACTGCCGACGGATCTCGTTCACGTCTTCCTGGCTGCGATTAACAAGGCTTGCCGGAAACGCGGCCGCCAGCTGTACGAAAAGCCCGTTAATAATCTGCGCAACCTGCTGCGTTTGTTCGCGCTCGGTGTACTGCTCAGGCAAGTTATGCGCCACACGGCGAGCCTGTTCCCGGTCAAAATTGCGAATGCTCTCGGCAAGGTTTTTCATTCCAGCACCCCGTCAATCCAGTCGGTGTTATGCAGGTCGATGCCGCTCCGGGATGGCTTTGCCGTTCCGGTTGCACGCAGCCGCTTGGTAGTGAGCTGATCCCACTGTTTGCGCAGACTCGAGGGGCTCAGGATGTTGTCTTTCCAGAACTCGTCCCGGTTGGCCCACTGGAACAGGTCACAAATTTCGTAGTGCGTGCGCTTGTCCTAGACACGCAACAGCCTGATGGTGTTTGCCCATTCAGCCCAGTTGGGTTCAGATAGCAATGCGTTGACGGTGAGGAGCCTGTCGTAAATCCAGCGAGCCGCCTTGAGGTCGTCAGCGGATCCCCATGATTTACCTGCCGGGGTGTATATCCCGGCGGCAGCTTCTGGATGGCGCGAGAGAAACTTTTGAGTTTTCTGGTTTCGGGATTCGTCAGAATTCCGAGACGAGGATATTTTATTATTGTTCTTGTTATAGTCTTGGGTGTCTACCGTTTCCGGGAAGGTTTTTCCCGTTTTCGGTAACACTTTTCCCGATTTCGGGAAGACTTTTTCCGTTTTCGGTTTGTCTAAAATCCAGGCTGAAAGGTCAGTATTTATACCGACCGTTTTCATCACGCCCTGCTTCTGACTGAAGATAATTTTGCGTTCTGCGAGTGACTTGAGCGCATCAGAAACGTGGGAATCACTCAGCCCTGTAAGCTCAGCGATAACCATGTTTGTAACGCGGTCCTGTTTCTTGTTCCAGCCGTAGGTAAGCCAGATCACCGCTTCAAAACACTGCCACTCACGGCCTGACATTCTCAGACGAGGCTTGAGCTGTTGGATCTCGTTAGCGACCTTGGTATACCCATTCGACAGGTCGGCCATACGACCTCCCGGTTGTTCGGTTCTGTGGGGGAAATTGATAATTTCAGCTGTGTTTGACATACTTAGCTCCGCAATTACACTCCGTTTTTGCCCCTGAAAGTCGGTTCTGTTCGCGCAGACCGGCTTTCGCCTTTTCTAGAGTATTCACATTGCCCCCAGCATGGTTGTCACCATCGCCAGCAGCGGCGCAGTAAGGTCTGGATCGACACGGAACATCTCAAAAATCCCCTCGCCTAACTCCTTCAGCTTTTCCTTCTTTGGTGCATCAAGCATCAGAGCTTGCTTCGCTTCACTCACCTCTTTTTCCAGCCTGGCCATGCGGTAGGAGAACGTGTCGTTCTTAACCAGGCGATCCCGATACTGAAGTGGCAAAACCGAAATGATTGCAGGTGCCAGAAGCTCGACGTTCGACCGATAGATAGGCGATTGATCATGGTTGTCGAGCCACCGAAACAGTTTTACGTTCCATACGTCGGGGTTACCGGTCATGTCGATACCTTCAATTCCCGCCTCCTCTGCCGCTTCCTTGATGGCCAGAGCGACCGCAATACGGCTCTCGGCCGCAGCCCAGGCACGAACGGCAGAACAGATTGCGCGGTGATCAACCGTCTGGCTTTCGGCCAGGCTGTGTTGATACTGGAATTTCAAGCGCTCTGATGGCGCACTGTTATTCTGTTGAAAAGAAAATGTTTGCATTGTCAGTGCTCCTACTTTGGTAATCCGTCAGTGGGGTTTGGATAAGCGTCTGGATCGATTTCATGTGGCGTAACTCGCCAGTTCAAAATTCGGCAAAGTGGCAAGATTCGGCAATGTGGGATCTTTCCTTTTCGAAGCCACTTACCGACAGCTTGAGACGAAATGCCGAAGTATTCGCCAATACCTACTTGAGTCATATGGCTGCTGATTTTTTCTTTGAGTTGGTTGTCCATTTTGTGTCCTGCTTGGTCGTTTTAGGTGATTGGAGAATATCATTTAAAACTTTTGGTTCCAACAAAAATCAAACCAATAGTTCTGATGAACTATAAAACCATTGGTTGTAAAATGAAAAAATGAATAAAACTCCGCACCCTGTATTTGCCAAGAGAATCCATCAAGTGATGGAGGAAAACGGCTGGAGCATGGCTGACCTTGCCAGGCGCGTGATGCTCTCTCACACTTCCGTGCGTAAATGGGCCAATGGCACAGCGGCTGCAAGCGGTGAGCGCCTTAAACGATTATCTGCGGTTACCGGAAGGCCTGAATATTGGTTCTTCATGGAACCTGGCAGTGATGGCGATAATGGAGAAGAGCAGCCATCGTTGCCGCGCGTACTGGATGAACGAGAGGAAACGCTGTTGTCTCTTTTCAATCAACTGCCAGAGGCTGAGAAGCTACGTTTGATTATTCATACCAGAGGCGTTGTAAAAGAGATGGATCTGCTTAAAAACGATGTTTACGACATCATTAACGACCTGAAAAAATAACTCACCGGCACCTCCACCGTAAAATTTGACACCTTCATGGTGTCTTTTTCTTGCCCTCAAATATAACCTCTAGTTCCATATCTGCCTTACAATTCGAACTATTGGCTGTATCTTCACCTCATCGACAACACGCGCAGCGTTGTCAGGTAAAAAAACGTTCCGCTGGCCGACGATAAGGCAAACGAGGGTGAGATGGATATTAGCGTGGATTCTAAAACTGGAAGCAAACCTGTGATGGAAAGCAACAGCCGGATAATTCTGGCTGCTGACGCGGCTCTAGCGGCAATCAACAAACATTTCAGTGAAGAATTTTTGAAAGGCGAATGGGCTGATTATGCAGCTTTGCGAAGAGCAGCTCTAAGAACTGCCCTAGCTTCGCTTATTTGAATGGATTGAAGGTGATTGGTGGTTGTTCAGCCGAATAGAGCTTCTTAGTGACTTCCCTGCACTCTGGCAGCAAATCAACAATGCGCTTTATGAGGCTATCAGGTGAAGTAGCTGATGGATCTTTTGCTGCGAGGGTTAGAGCAAGGTCATAAGCAACAGACTCAACTGTTCTTCCTTCCTGGAAAACGTTCATAGATTTTGTTTTTCCTTTGCTGGATGTGTGAGAACTACCAGCATACCACCGAGCCTGAAGTGGTGAAAAGACAGGCATAACAAGGAGATCGATATGATTGATTTCGCACGCAAACCAGGACGGCAGCAGGCCGTAAAGCTGAACTTCTTCGAGGTGATTCTTCGCCGCCTGTGCTACCTGCTGGCGCAAAAGGGGAATCCAGATGTGTAACTCAACGAAATGCGGGTACTGCAGCAAGCCGGTTGAACCGGAGGAAGTAGTCAAAAGTACCCTTCTCTATCGCAACAGCGCACAGCTGGCGCGCAAAGAAAAAGAATACTGCTCTGAACGTTGTGCTTCGTACGACCAGATGGCCCACGAAAGCTAACGTAAAAGCCGCGCAAGGCGGCCCGTACGTCCGGTGCTCCCGACCAAAGTTACACCGGAAACTACTAAAAAACCAAAGTTCACCCAATGGGCGTTATCTCTGGCCCGGGGATCTTACATCCAAAAAAGAGGATCTCACATGGAATTTTTCTATGTAGTGAAGGCTACGCAGAAATCTGGCAAAGAAGACGCAGTGATTTGGTTCACTGCGAAATCTGAAGCCCGTGCCAACCTGCAGCTCGATGTTGAGCTGGAAGATGCTGGTATTGAAACCGGACGAGGTAAGGATTACGCCAAACCGGTTCGCACCGATTTCCCGGTGTATAACGACCTCCCGGAAGAAAGCACCGTGGATTACACTTGGTGCAAACGCTACGAACTGCAGGACGATGGACGCACCTGGCTGCCAAAGGCTGGTGCTGAGTCTACTGGAGCCATGGACAACACAGCGGCACCGGAAACGTCCGTTAATGTCGAAACTACCGTCGAGAGTGTCCCGGTTGAAAACCGCACTCCAGCAGTTCGTTATGCCGTCCACCTGACCAGCGACAAATACCAGTCACATATCACTAAAGAGCAGCAGCTGGCTGCCAGCGAAACGTCACTGGATGAAGGCAACACTTATCTCCAGAACCTGCTGCTGGCGAAGAACGACATCCCTGAAGTTGCCGAACTCAGCCTGAACGCTGAGTGGAAACTGGTCCAGGCGATTAAGAAGGTATTCGCGCCAGATGAAGCGCACGAAACTGAAGTTATCGCTGCATTCATGGCTGACTGGACGAGAGCAGATGCCGACGACCGCAATCAGTTAGTTGAAGAGTGGAGAAGCGAAAAGCTAACTCTTCTCAAATCAGAAATCACCAGCGAGACCGGCGATACAACCGGGCAGGCTATCGCAGCTGATGACGACATCCAGATTGACGAGAATGATGACGAAACCACACGTTATCCAGTCGTTCGTATGCCGTTTCGCAAGCAGCTGCTCGCCCAGTTCACAGCCGACGAACTGCGCCATCACTTAACCTGCGAAGAATACGAAGGTATCAGCGCGCTGGAAATGGACACTGACAACAGCTATGTCCAGAACCTGCTGCTGGCGGCAGAAAACTGCGAAGAGGTTAAGGGTTACGATACCAAAGACCTGTGGCGCTACACCGACGCCATTCGCAAGGTGTTCAGCCAGGAGAAGCGTCACGAACTCGCTTTGGTTCTCCGATTCACCAGAATCTGGGCGGCGACTGATTACATTGACCGCGGCACCCTGGTGCGCGAATGGGCGGATGGTAATCGCATTTCTGAAGTAGGCTCTCCTGCAACTTTAGAACCAGCAAAGCCAGAAACTACAGAATCCTATAAACGCGCTGTTGCCCAGAACATGGCGAACTTGAGCATTGAGATCGCGATTGCTCAGCTGTACCCAGATGCAGTACCGGGACAAATCAACCATACGCAACTCCTGGCCGCCAAAGAACTCGCTGACAAAAAAGATGAGTCGCACGCCAAGGCGCTCAAGGTTCTTGGTAAAACCACCGACATCCTCGACTACGACGCCAACAGTATTTTTGGAGTGACCCGCGCTATTTCATGGTCTGGGGAAGAAAGCACAACCGAACTGCGTGGCCAAGTGCGCGAGTGGTTTACGGCAAACGGCATCTATGAAAGCGGTGAGCGCTCTAAAGGCTATCCAGAATGGAGCGAAGATTCCCGCGCGGTTCGTCATTCCACATTGGAAGAACCAAGTACTCCAAGCCAGCCAAAGGTCGCAAGCCTTGGTGACGGCGTGTTCTCAATCGAAGGCCTGATGGGTGGAAATACCGCCCCGGTCATTGATAACCCCTCAAATGAAGTCGAAAAAACGGAAAACGCAGCGGAGACCACCAACGATGTGCAGATGGAAACGGCTAAGCCAGAGAAAGACGAAGATGTTGGTTCGGTACCACCGAGCGAAAGCACTGATGCAGCTAATACGCAGACAGATTCCATAGCGCCGGAAGAGCAGCAGTCAGAGCCAGTAATCGAATACCCGGCTTACTTCGAGCCTGGCCGCTACGAAGGTCTGCCGAATGAGGTTTATCACACAGCAAACGGTATTAGCTCAACCCAGGTAAAAGATGCCCGTGTCAGCCTGATGTACTTCAACGCACGCCATGTGGCTAAAACTATCCCGCGCACAGCATCCAAAGTGCTGGACATGGGAAACCTGGTGCACGCCCTTGCATTGCAGCCGGAAAACCTCGAAGCAGAGTTCAGCGTAGAACCAGAGATTCCTGAAGATGCGTTTACGACCACCGCTACTCTGCGTGAGTTCATCGACGGGTACAACGCCAGCCTGCCGGCACTGCTGAGCGCTGACGAGATTAAAGCGTTGCTTGAAGAACACAACGCAGCCCTTCCCGCTCCAGTGCCGCTTGGCGCGAGCCTGGAAGAAACGGCTCAAAGCTATATGGCTCTCCCTGCTGAGTACCAGCGTATTGAAGAAGGCCAGAAGCAAACGGCAACGGCAATGAAAGCGTGCATCAAAGAATACAACGCCACTCTGCAGACGCCGGTTAAAACCAGCGGCAGCCGTGATGCGCTACTCGAGCAATTAGCGATCATCAATCCTGATCTGGTCGCACAGGAAGCGCAGAAACCGACCCCGCTGAAAGTCTCCGGCAGCAAAGCAGACATGATCCAGGCAGTTAAGTCGGTTAAGCCCGATGCCATATTCGCCGACGAACTGCTGGATGCCTGGCGCGACAACCCTGGCGAAAAGATTCTGGTTACCCGCCAGCAGCTTGCCACAGCGCGGGCAATTCAGTCCGCACTACTGGCACACCCGACCGCGGGCATGCTGCTGACACATCCAAGCCGCGCCGTAGAAGTGAGCTACTTCGGTTTCGACGACGAAACCGGATTAGAAGTGCGTGTACGCCCGGATCTCGAAATTGAACTGGACGGCGTGCGAATTGGCGCCGACCTGAAAACCATCAGTATGTGGAACGTGAAGCAAGAAAGCCTACGCGCCAGACTGCACCGGGAAATCATTGACCGGGACTACCACCTCAGTGCGGCTATGTATTGCGAGACCGCGGCGCTGGACCAGTTTTTCTGGATTTTCGTCAACAAAGACGAGAACTACCACTGGATCGCCATCATTGAGGCGTCCACCGAACTGCTGGAACTGGGCATGCTCGAGTACCGCAAAACGATGCGCGCCATCGCAACCGGATTCGACACGGGCGAATGGCCAGCGCCTATCACTACCGATTACACCGATGAACTGAACGACTTCGACCTGCGCCGCCTCGAAGCGCTGCGCGCTCAGGCTTAAGGGGGATTTATGCATAACACTAACGTTACCGTTGCTGATCAGAACACCGTTATTAACTCCAACGTGGCTTTGTTCGATTCCCAGTATCTGAACGCCATCAGCACGTTCGCGCAGATCATGGCGCAGGGCACTGCCACCGTTCCTAAACACCTTCAGGGCAACCAGGCCGACTGCATGGCAGTTGCGATGCAAGCGGCACAGTGGCAGATGAATCCCTTTGCCGTGGCGCAAAAGACGCACCTGATTAACGGTGTGCTCGGGTATGAAGCGCAGCTGGTTAATGCCGTCATTTCACGCAGCGGCGTGCTGGCCAGCCGCTTTGAATATGAATGGTACGGACAATGGGAAAAGGTTGTTGGGAAATTCCATATCCGTAAAGGCGACAAAGGCGAGTACCGCGTCCCGAGCTGGACCCTGGCTGACGAAGCCGGGATCGGCATTATTATCCGCGCAACCCTGAAAGGTGAAGATCAGCCAAGGGAACTCGATTTGCTGCTGGCTCAGGCCCGAACCCGAAACTCTACCCTGTGGGCTGACGACCCACGCCAGCAGATGGCATATCTGGCTGTCAAACGCTGGGCCAGACTGTTCTGCCCGGATGTGATTCTGGGCGTTTACACCCCTGATGAACTGGATGATCGCCGAGAAGAACGAGAGGTCAACCCGGCACCGGCGCAGCACGTTAGCCTTGCAGACATTTCAGGTGACAACGTCACTACGACTCAAACGGCTCAGGAATCAGCTCAAAATATTGATGCACTTGCTGATGATTTCCGTGACCGCATCGAGGCGGCTCAGGATGTGGATAGCGCTAAAGCTCTGCGCGCAGATATTGAAACCGTGAAA